CATTTGGCACTTTACGGACGTCAAATTCTACTCCAAGATCACGCATTTTTTCAAATGTAGCCACATCATCTATTTTTATCCATTTATTTTCATTTATATACTGTTGTATATCTTTCATATCAGCTTCTACACATATTAAATTACTCTGACCATCTACCGTATTTATTCTATATATACTTTTCATATCTATTTCTCCTTAGCATAAAAAAGACTTATGTTTAAAGCATAAGTCTTTTTCCCAGAAACTTTGTTTTAAGTCTGCTCTTACCCTAGCGGACTGTATGAAATCTAATTCTCAGTTTCTCTTTTTACGTTAAGTTTTATTATTTTGTAAGTATATTTTTATTCATATTAATATAATAACATACTTTATTAGACATTTTTTCTGTACTTTTTCCGTACTTTTTCTGTATCTTTACTTAACGTTATAATATGGGAACATAACTCTAATTGACTTCGCTATCATCTTATCTTTTATTTCGTAGTATTTTTCTTTTCCTACATTCATTTTTTCTGCATATATACTCCAATCTTTTATTTTAAGTATATATCTTATTTTAAACATAACTTCTTCTTCTTCATTAAAGTTTTCTATAGCTCGTTCTATTCTTTTTATATCTTTTACTTTCTTATACTTTTCTTCTTCTAATATGCCTATTTTATTTTTATTAGCTTCAAGTTCCTTTTCTGTGCTAGACTCTATATTAGCACTTGTTTGAACTTTCTCATTATATTGAATAGTTCCACATCCATTACGATCATGTTTTAAAAACTCTATTTCTTCATCTATGTACTCAATTTCTTTCTTTGTATACTCATAGTCATAGAACATTCTCTCTACTTCAATATATTTAGGACTCTTTTTTACTTTCTTATCTCTTCTGCTCATGCTTACACCTACTTTTACTTTATGTACTCTTCTATAATTGTTTTTGCTTCTTCAAACCCATTACAAACTACCGCATGATATCCTTGTTTATTTAATGCTATTAGCCATTCTCTCTGCTTAGGAGTCGCTTTATTGCTTCCATATTTTAATTCTATAAATAAACCATTGTATCCATGCCTAGCTACAGGTAAAAATAAATCTGGAACACCTGCTTTAACACCTTCTTTTTTTAATTTAATAGCTTCTAGTTTATTTCGTTTCCCACCGTTTGGGATATGGAATATCAAACCTAGTTCTGGATACTTACATCTATTTATATCGCACCATTGTATTAATGTTATTTGCTCACTAGCTTCACTTCTTTTCATACTCATCATCCTATTATCATTCAGTTATCATTATCAATATATCGACCGAGAATGACCGCTAATCGAACTCAGTCGATACTAAATTATTGTTTTAATCGCAATAAATGAATTATTTTATTTATCTTTTCTTTCATAAGTTGCACAAAACAATCTATACCCTTTAACTTGGCAAGTTTTTTCTTTTTTACAATTTTGACATATCATTTATTCTTTCTCCTAACTTAAATAAATCTATATTTTAATAGCCTTTACAATTAATTTACAATTACTGTTCTCCAATACATAAACACTTTTCATTGGATGTTTTATGGTATCAAAATCTTCTCTATAAGTTCCAACAATCATTTTAATATGTTGGCAAACATCTTTATATTCTTTTAAACTTAAAACTGTTGTATAGCATCCTATTAAAATATTATTGTTATATATTTTTTCAACTATCATCCAAGTATCTGCATTGTAATCTCCTATATAATTCATATATCCTCCTATTAAATAAAAATTATATTTTATAGCTTAAAATCTCCCTTTTATTATCTAAGTGTTTGGATGATTCTTCTTAGCTAAATCAAATATAGTCTTATTACACTCTCTACTTTCATATATTTCAATTTTGCACATTTCTTCGATTAAATCATCCGTTAGCATTTCACCTTTGCCTTTTCCATATAGTAAAAATTCTTTCATTGCAAACCACATTCTTTGGTAATTCATAATCTCCACCACCTAAATACTGATTTTCTATGCTGTATCATATTGTTAACTTCAACAGTATGATCCATATATGTATTTATTCTTCATCTTCTTTGGTATTTTCTAAATATTCTTTTTCTGATATTTCTATACACTCAACATTGCTTGAATATTTTGTTAAGTGTAATGCACTTTTAGCTATTTCAATCGGATTATCCTCTTTATCTGTAAATGCTAGACTCATATACCCTTCTGAACCTTCTCCTCCAAATAGTTCATCATTTAATACTTTGAAATAATATTTATGCTTTTTCTCCATTTAAAGTACCCTCCTAGTAAACATAAAAATGTTTTTCTAACTCTTCTCCATTCAATATAACTTGAATTCCTTTTTTATAAACAATAACTTTAGTTTCTGTTATATATGTATAATCAAAATTTTTACCTCTGCCAAACTTTGATTTTATATTTTTACCTAATTTATTAATTGCTCCTGGTTTAATTCTACATTTTCCTCGTTTTAATACTGCAGTATTATCCATCTACTAAAACTCCTCTTTTAACTGTATACCTTATCTTTATCTATAACCAATAATCTTAACGCTAGTACACTTTCATGTGAGTTGTAATCTTCACCTTTATTACAGAATATAATCGTATAATCTATTTCTGTAATATACATACATGCAAATCTTTCAAATGCTTTATCTTTATTTACAAAGTGTGATTTATCTTCACCTTCAATTTTTATACTATAATTCTCAAAGTTCGATATCCTTAAAAGCTCTTTTACTTGCATAATAACCCTCCTATAAATTTCTAAGCCAACAACCGCATTTATTATCTATAACTTGCTGTCTACAATAGAAACATAATACTTTTCTTGTCCACCACTTATTTTTAATCTTCATACTAAAACCCATCTTTTACTTTATAAATTGATAACTTCTATTTCATCAAGTAATCCATAATCTTCAATCCAAGTTTTCAAAGTTTCAATCTCAATTATAACTTCTACTTCTTTTGCATTAGTATATGTACCATTTTCTTCATTTGAAAATGTTACTTCATCTGCATCACTTATTAGAATTTTGTTTCCTACATAAAATCCTTGCATTTTTAAAAGTCCATTTTTTATCTCATAATTCATTTTAATTTCATCCTCAGTTTCCTTTATTTTTTTGAATTTACTGACTTTTCTGCCACCTCAAGTCTTATATCTTTTACAACTTCTCTCACTTCATCTATTGTAATGTAAGTTATCTTATCGTTCTTAGCTAGTTCTTCAGCTTTATATTTAAGCATATCTAAGCTACCGTATGTGTAATGAGTTTTAGTTTCACCTGCAAATATACCATATTGCCATCTTAAAACATATTTATTCACAACTTTCTCCTTCAAATATTTCCATAGCTTGATTTAATATATTTATTTTTGTTTCACTATTACAGATACTACACTATCTTCATCTGAATAATTAATAACATCTAAAACTTCAAAAACTTCTTTTTTATTAAATACAACAGTTTCACTTATTCTTGGAATTATATTCGAGTAGTAAATTCTACTTCCTTTATTTTCCACAATAATACATTCTATTTTAATCACTTTATCACTTCCTTTTAAATTTGATTTTATTTAGATAACATCTCTTTGTTTACATAAATATATCTTTCTAAATCTTCAACATCTTGCATTTTAACCATTATATAACTTCCAAAACCTTTAATATATTTGTTTTGAAATTCTACAACTTTATATTTTTTCCAATTATGGGTTATTATATCTCCTAAATTCATATTCACTCCTATTTAAAATAAAAATTATCTTTTAATTAGAATTTATTCTTTATTCTGCTTTCAATATATTTTTAAGTTTATTTTTACATTCTTTGCATAAATAAAATTTAATTTCACTTTGTGCAATTACAAACATATAAAAGATATTAAATTTATCTATATCTTTTCCACAATCATTACACTTATTAATATTTTTAGATTCTACTCTATACGCCTTCAAACATATCACTTCCTTTAAAATTTTGATTTTAATCAGAATATTAATGAATAAATGTCCTAAAATTGTCTCAAAGGACATTTATTTGTACATTCTAAAACTCCTCTTTTATTTTGCACTAAAAAAGAGTGATATAAAAATTTATCACTCGGTTTAAACTCTAATATATTTATTTTATTTTTTCTATTATTATCTTGTCATTATCTAATATTAATTTAACTTCTCTGCTTTCTTCTGTTATATCAAGTTGTTTTATCCATGTAGTCGGTATAGTTACTCTATTAGTGATTGCAGTCCCTTTTGCAGTTCCTCCGCTTTTATTAAATGATACTTTAGCTTGTCTTTCTTCCATATTAATATTCCTTTCTAGGTGTTTTCATTTTTATTTTTACTTCTTCCCAATATTCTTCATATTTTTCCTCTCCTTCAATATATGAAAATAAATCAATTATTTCAGATGGAGAGGAATAATATAACACTCTTGTAGTTTTGTTAGCCGCTTTTTGAGTTGTTTTTAATGAAATCGAAGGTATTTCTTTATTAATTATATGGTTTATAGAGTCTATTAATTGGAAATTCCCATAGATTCTTAACCTTAATGCTTTATATTTATTTTTTCTATTATTGCTATATCTAGTAGAGTAATCTAAGCTAGAATGTAATTCTATGTATGCTCTCAAAAAATCTTTATAACACTTTAAACTTGGAACATCCCGAATATAGGCATTTCTATCTGTCCAGTTATTAATTATAAAACTTTCTATATCTATTAGTTGAGATTTTAGAACGTATTGATCTTTATCCTTTGCATATTGTAAATAAACAGTATTATTTAAAGTTTTATTTATAATATCTAAAAAATATTTATTTTTACATCTAAAAGTAGTTCTATCATCAGAAAATGAAGCTATTCCCCAGAATATCCCTAATTGATATTCTGAGAAATTATCAAAGCTTATTCTATTTTTCCTCATAATTAATCCTCTATGAAAATTTCTAGCATTCCATCATTATAATCCCATGCTTCTATTCTTCCTTTTTCTTGTATAGTTTCTTCATGTCTATTTAATTCATCTGTTATATCTAGATCACTAATTCCTTCTAATCCATATTCTTCAACCATTTCATCAAATGATGTACTTGTTTCTATTATAAATTTTTTCATTCTCAATACCATCCTTTTATTTTAATTTGATAACTTTCTTAACTTGTTATCTTAATTATATTATAGCATAATTCGTAACGAATTAAACACTTTTTTATGAAAAAGTTAAAAAAGTTTTCGACAAAATATCTTAATAAAATAAATATATTAGAGTTTAAACTTTGAGTAATAAATTCTATATTCACTTTTCAATGTGCATTTTTGTATTACTAAATATGTTTTTTATTTTCCTATACGCTCTGGTAATACTCCTGTTTTCAAGTAATGATCTAACTCTCTCTTATTTAATTTATAATTTTTAACTTCATTTGAGTTTTCATCCTTATAATCATATTTTAAGCTAATATCATGTCCCCAATCTGAGAGTAATTGATTAGAACCTTGTTTTATAAAATCATCTTTAAGCTTCATTTTCTCCATCCTACTTTTTATATTTTCTAGCTGCAATAGCTAGAGCATCTAATGCTCCAACTACTGCAACAATATTTATTACTAATATTATTAAGATTTTCATTACTACTCCTTGCTATATGCTAATTTTCTCATCATATAGTCTTCTATTTTACGTTCACACTTTTCTTTTATTCTGGTCTTCTTAGTTCTACTTTTGATATTTTCATATCTCTTTATCTTATTATCAGCTTCAAGCGTTATTAAAGTTCTTACAACAACTATTTCTCTATTTTTATCCTCTAGCTCATTATTTAGGCAGCAATTATCTATTAGTAACTTGCTTATTTGTTCTGCCTTACAATTTAATTTATATGTAGTTTCATTCAATTTCTTTGTTTTAAGTTCACCTTCAGATTCTAAATGCTTTATTCTTTTCTTTAAGTTTTCTATCTCATTATTTTTTTCTTCGACAACTCTATCATGTCTCTTCTTAGGTACAACAAACATAATTACAACCTCCTATATTTCATCTACTATTGAATCAAATGTTTTATGATAGATTATTTTTTCATTAGTTTTTTTATTGTAAAATACAGTAAATTCCGAAGTGTTTCGTTCTACCAGGTAATTTTTACTTTCAACACCTAATTTTCTAACTAAAAATTCCTTTTGATTTCTAGTTAGTTTCTTTAATCTTTTCATATGTATTATTTCACCTTTCTAGTTTTTGTCTCCTGTCATACTCTCTAACAGCTAGTATATATATGTCATAGCATCTATCTGAATGTTGTATTTCATGTTTTTCTATTCCCATGTCTTTTGCTATTTCTTCTGCTATTTTTATAATTTCTTCCTTGCCTTTTATTAATGACACTTAATCCACCTCTACAAACTCAACGTTTTTTACTATCAAGTCATACGTTCCTTCATCATTTTCTTTTATAGTGAAGTTTAAGTTATTTCTAATATCATCTAATTTAGCTGATATTTTAATGCCCGTATTAGTTTTGATATTCCTATTATTTAGCATTTTTTCAGCTACTTTTTTATCTATATTGAATCTAGATATATCATTCTTTTTAAAACGCTCTATAAAGTTATATTTAAGCTCTTTATCTTCATGGCTATTGAATATTTCATCTGCTATTTCTTTTACATCTATAACTGAATTATTTAACGCAATATGTTCTAGTACTTCCATAGCTCTATCGCATTTTATTAAGTTTACTATATGTCTATCCTTTATCCACGCATTTGATAGACACGCTTTAACTGATGCAATGAATACTTTAGTCTTATATGAATCATCATCTATCTTATAAGCTTCTAAGAAGTCATTTATAAACTTAGAGCTAATATTTTCTTTTTCAGAATCTTTATCTAGTATTTCTAAGTCATACTCGCTATTTAAGCTACTGATACCTACTAATGCACATTGCTTCGGTTTCTTAGTATCTGATATTAATTCTTCATTTAACTTCATTTGTATATTAAACTTATCATCCTCAAATTCTATTGAACGATTATATGCTGCTCTATAATCTAACTTTATTATTGCTACTCTATATTGATCTTTAACTGTATATAAGCATATAACTAAATCACATGAATCTGCATCTGAATCTAATTTCATTATGTCAAATAAATATGCAGCTATTTCTTTTGAGTTTTCTATGAATGTCTCTTCATTGCGTATTATAGATTCACAGCAATCTCTAACTATACAATCTTTTGTATTATCAAATTTAGCTCTTCTTAATAAATCATCTTTGCTTACTTTCTTTATAATGCTTTGTAAAAATTTATCAATCTGAGGATTTACCTTACCTTCAAAATCATTTAGTATCGGTTCATCTGATACTTTTGATAATACGTGCGTTATATATCTATGAATTATCATTTCAATCTCCTTTTTTCTATGCACTTGTCACATATAATTTCATTTTTTATTTTTTCTAGTTTTATTGCTTTATTTTTATCAACTAGTACATTTTGCTTATCATCACAACATTTACACGATAATGTAAATATCACTCTAGTTTCCTCCATATTCAATCTCCTACTTGCACATTATGTAAGATACAGCTAAATAAGTTAATATATAGATACTCATAAACCTTATAAATGTGTTCATATTTTAACCTCCTATTCAACAAATGAAAATTGTCCATTTATAGCTTCTATTTCTATTCTAAGATTGGTTGAAGGACTCCATTTGATTAAATACTCTCTAGCATTCTCATATTCTTTTCTAGCTGTATTCTTGTAACTATTTACTCCAAAGTATCTTTTATAATCTCTCCATAATTCTGAAAACAACTTTTTACTTACCCTTTTATATGCTTGTGATGTTTTCCCTCCAAGGAGATCTACTGCTCTGCTCCTTGCTAATTGATTTAAGTTTTCTTGTTGTTCATAGTCTATAGTCATGTGATTATATAAATAATCAACTTTTACTTCCATTTGTTGTTGTTTTTTATCTATTGCAAATATAGCTTGTAGTTCTTTTGATAATCCTTTTACTTCGTATACACCTGTTTGTCTTATACTTGGAAGTACTTCATCTGTTACCCAGTCTTGAAATCTTTCAGCTTCTTCTTTTCTAGATTTAAATATCAGTTTGTATACTCCACTTTCAGTTAAAAAATTTTCTCCTGCATTGTTTAATTTTCGGATGTCGGTATTAGCTATATCTAAATTTCTTAGCTTGATTTTTTGCTTTTCATTAAAATTAGCTATTGCATCATTTATATTTTTTATATCTAAGCATTCTGCTACATGTTTAGGATTAAATAAGATATTACCGTTAAATTCAAGTACCTCGACTCTCTTATTTTCAAATATCATTAATTTATTCATTTAAGATTCCACACTTTCTTTTTATATAACTTCTTTTAATCTTGTATACTGTTCCACGTAAACCAATTCATCTACACATTTATTGATTGTCATAAATGCGCTTGTATTCATATATTTAAGAGCATATTTATCTAGTAGCTCCTTCATATCATCAAGTATTCTTTGATTAGCTTCTAACTCTAATCCTTCTCCCCTTATCTCCATTTTTAATTATCCCCCTCAATCTATTCTCCGCATTGTAGCGTATATGTAAGGCATCCCATTATATGTATTGATGTATACTTCAGATTTCACAAATATATATCCAGGATTAGCTTTTTCCATTTCAAATTTTATTAAGTTCTGATTATCTTTCATTTCTTTTACTTTCTTTTTACTGAATTTTGATAAGTTTCTTGTAATATCAGGGTCTTTTAGATTTTTACTACAGCACCATCGTTTTTTACCCTTAGGGTCTTTTGATAAGTAATTGCCTAATCCAGTAAAATGCATATCATCAGGATCTAGATAATCCATCTTACCTCTACTCCCAAATTTCCATGCTTTTTTTACTACTGTTATAGGTAGTACTGCATTCATAACTAAATGATGATGACACTGTATTTTTTTATCTTCTGAATACTCTGTAACAAACATATACTTAATTTTCTTTAACTTACTCTTAGGAACTCCATTTTTTAATTGTTCTTTTTCATATTTTCTGTTTAAGGTTTGTATAAAGTTTCGCATATGCTTTCTTGCTTCTTTATGATCCTTTGGTCTTAGCTCTTTAAAATAATTTAAAGTTAAGAAATAATCATCTTTACTAAAATTAGCATTTAGTTTCCTAATAAATTTCTTTCTAGCATTTTTATCATTTAGATTTTTTCGAGCTTCTTTGTTTTCTTTTCGTCTCCACTCATCAGGCATTTCCTTTTTTAAATAAAGCGGAAATACTTCTACTTCTCGTATTGGACCTGATGTTATTGTTTTTGTATCGAATATACACCCTGTTCTAACATCAACTATATTATCTAATTCAGTTTCACATTGAACTTCTTCACTTAATCTTGTATGTAATCTTTCATAATCACTTTCTATATATCTTTTTCTTAATTTACTTCTCATAACAGGTCCCCAAATTCCATATTACTTTGTTTATACTCACTATTTTATGAGTTAAATGTTATCACCTATTGCAAGTCCTCTAAAAGCCTCCTCGACTTTTGAAAAAACTAGCTTTCATTTAATTTTTACAAGTGTGCGATTTTGTTAAAATTACACACTTTTTTATATACTAATTTTCGATTTTATTTCGTATCTAAAATTTAATTATTCTTTAATTAATTTGCTTAATTCAGCTGAACTTACACCAAGTACACTAGCCGTTTCAGCTATAACAAAAGCATTCAACACATTAATTACTGTTTTTTTATTCTCTGAATTTAACATAAGTATTTTTCTAGCTAATTCTTTACTTTCTTTTGATTTACTCATATAATCACCTTCTTTTTTCGTTATTTTCTCGTTGTTAATTCAATAATACTCCGTTTTAATCCGCATGTCAACGAGTTTTTTTTATTTTTCGCCTTTATTTTACGTTAATATACATTTTTGTAAACGTAACTTCGTCGTTTTCTCGTTGACATTATATTTTTTTTATTTTATAATTAAGTTGAGGTGATAATAATGAATACAGACGAAAAAAATCTTGGAGAAAGATTAGAGTTAATCAGAAAATCTGAAAAACTTTCAAGATCAAAATTTGGTTTAAAGGTTGGCAAAAGCGAAGATGCTATATATAACCTTGAAAGAGGAAGGGCTTCTGTATCAAAGGAATTTATTGAATTAGTATGTAATGTATTCAATATCAATCCAAGTTGGCTCAATGATGGTGTCGGAGAAATGTATAACATATCATCAGCTGTAACAGATATAACTAATACCTTAGATAAAATTTTAGATTCTGAGGAATTATATGATATAGTTAATAAACTTATAAATCTTAATGATGAAAAAATAAAAATTTTATCTGATTTAGTTAGGGTTTTATCTGATAATGAAAAATAAGCACTTTATAAGTGCTTATTTTTTCGTTTAATTATAATAGAGTATATAAACTCAATAAATTTTTTATCTTCAATTTCATCAATAAGTTTTTTTATTTCTTCTTTCATAGCCCCTCCAAATATAAATATTCCTAAAGGTTTAACGCAAATAAATTTCCCTAAATATATAATTATTAGCGTTTTTATTTTACCATATATTAGAACCAATTGCAAACATCAGTTCCAAATATACGTTCGATTCTATTTTTTATTATTAATTTACTTATATTTAATACATTATTCACCTCTATTTTTTATATTTGAGCGCTCATAAATTCTTTAAGATAATTTTACCATATTTTTACATTTTAGAATGTGAATCTCAATCACATTTCCGACACTATATTTCAAATTTCCTTATATTTTGATAACATATAATTTAAATAGAGGTGTTTTTATTGATAAGGAATTTGAGAAAGAAAAAAGGTTTTACTCAATCACAACTAGCCGAATTAATCTTATGTGATAGAAGTTACATATCAAAAATCGAAACTGATCCTTCACAATTAAATTTAAGTTTTGATATTATTTATTACATTGCAAAAGCATTAGATGCTGATTATCTTGAATTAATTAATTATTTTGCAAAATGTAGAATGGAATATCTTTCCAAATAATGATATTATTTTAATGATACTATTATTCGGGGGATATATTCTATGAGCACTAAATGGAAAGAGATTCTAACAAAAGATCAATTTGAAATATTAGATAGTTATGACAATCCAAGAATAGATGACATTATAAATTTAATGAATAAATTAAATTTAGATATTAAAACTCTAGCTAGCTTTTATAAAGATAAGCTTGAAAATTCAAAAGTGAAAAAGTAGTAAAAAAGCATCAATTATGTTGATGCTTTTTTATTTTTATGATTATTATAATTAATATTTCTTAAACCATTGAAATCATCGATGTTAAAAAATTTTACATCGATGATAAAATTTTTTCATATCGATACAAAAAAAATTTACATCAATATAAAAAAATTTTATTTCCATTTTAAAAAAATTTATTTCGAGTTAAGAAATTTTTACTGCAATACTAGAGATTATATTCAGAGAATATAATCACAGATTATGTTTTTCTTTTTTATTTATTTATTTAACAAAATACTTGACTAAATGACGTCAGTATTGTAATCTAAAATTAGATTGGAGGATATTAATACATGTCAGAAAAAATTATTAAAAAACAAACAATTAGAATTGAAGAAAAGGAAAATAAAGAAATAAAAAAATATCTTATAGATTTAAATTTATCATTTCAAGAATATGTAATAAGATTAATAAGGGAAGATATGAAAAATAATGCAAAAGGGGGTAAAGATTAATGACAAAATTAAAAAGAGTTGTTATAAAGCAAGAGCTAGTAGAGTTAACAGGAGATTATAGAGCTGCATTAATACTAAATCAATTTGTTTACTGGACAGAAAGAATGAGAGATACAGATAAATATATAAGAGAAGAAAAAGAGAGAGCGATGAAGGAAGATATATCAGTTGATATATCTGAATCTAATGGCTGGATTTATAAATCAGCAGAAGAACTAAATGATGAGCTTATGGTTGGGATGAGCAAGCCAACTATAAGAAAATACATTAAACAATTAATTGAACAAGGGTATATCCATGAAAGACAAAATCCAAAATATAAATGGGATAAAAAAACACAGTATAGACTTAATTTATATAATGTTCAATTAGATCTTGCTAAGTTAGGCTATGCATTAGAAGGCTATTCACTTCTTCCAAATATACAAATAATAGAAAATGAAGATGTGCACATTGATAACAATTTACAAAGCGAAAATAATTATATAAATACACAAGAAAATTTAAAAAGTATATCGATGCGTTTAGATGAGTTGAGAAATATTGAAGATTATAAAAGTATTTTTGAGCTTAAGATGAAGACAAGTCCTATATTTGCTAATTCAAGGAGTGAAACTCGGGACTTAATTATGGTTCAAGAGTTAAGAAAGCTAGGATATAATGTCAATATTTAATTAAGGAGAAATAGTATGTTGAATAATATTTTGAAAATAAAAAACACCTTCAATAGTCTGCCAACTATTAAAAGTGTTCAAAATATTATTTATAAATTCAATTATTTAATAGTATATCAGATATAAAAAATAAATTCAATGTTACATATACACAATATAACAACAAAATATACCAATAAAACCATCATATTTAGGTTCTAAGAGATTTTATTAGTACATTCGATGCAAAATATTAATAAGTATTAAAATATGATTTCAGAATAAAAATCAAGAAATATATCAAGTAGGACTAAACACAAAAATATCGAAATAAAAAAGGTTGCTCTTTCATAAAGTATTATAAAGAGCAACCTTTTTATCTAAAAGTTATTATCTTGTAAATGGATATTCATTTCATATTCATCATTGAAATTAGTCCCTTTAATTGCATCTACCCAGATTCCATGATCTTCTTCTGATGTATCTTTATCGTCTAAAATATCATAGTAGTTAGAATAGAACCATGTACTATTTGGGTTATCAGTATCATATGTAAATGTCTTTGAACCTAATTTATTATCTCTAAAAACTAAATCTAATTTGTTATTTTTATCAGAGATAGATACTTCTCTTTTTCTATACCCTGCTTCAGCATTAAATTCCCCAGGATCATTAATTTCAATATCAGAGTTATTTAATATAGATAAAGCATCATTATAAGATACTCCTTTTTCTAATTCAAAGTATTTTGTGATTAAAAACTCTCTTTCTTTTTTTTCATTGATAGGATTACTTGTAGTATCCTCTAGCGATTGTTCATTTTGATTATTTTTTGATGAACAAGCAACTGTAGATATTAATAATAACCCTAATAATATCATTATTTTTATTTTTCTCATTATATATCACCTCAAGAACTAGATTAACATATAGTACTTTGAAAAATTTGTAGAAAAATGATAAAGTATAAAAAATATTTAAAAGTCATCAGTTAATATATTGTTAATATATCAACTTAATCATTGTGCGATAAATTTAAAATTAATAACAACTCAACAATATATTAACGAAAAAATAATGCAATAATTAATATATTGTTGACATCTTAACTATAATATAGTACAATAAATTTAGAGTTAATAATAACTCAACAATATATTAACGGATGGTGTATAGAATGGAAAATATTCAAAAAATCGGATTTGATTTTGGTAGAGGATATGTAAAAGCATATTCAGAAGTAGACAATATTGAGCATGTTTCAGTATTTAAATCAGTATTTGGAGAAGGTAGAGATATAGATTTATCTGAATATATGGACAAAGAAAATGAAAAACCTATTTATATAGAATATAACAAGGAGAATTATTTCATTGGATTGTTAGCTGAGAAGGAATCACAAGTACCTGTAAGAAACTCAAGAGATAGTAAAACAAGTCATACTGTAGAAGTATTATTTGCAGCAGCACTTAGTGAAGTAGCTGTAAAAGATAAAGTTGATGTTATGTTAGGTGTACCTTATAAAAACTATCGTAAATCAGTGTTAAAAGATGTTATAGAAAAATATAAAGGCAAAACAATAAAAGTTAAAAATAAAATAAATGGATCAACTAAAGAAGTTTATATAAATAATATTTCTATACTTAGAGAAGGTGATGCTGCATTAATACATGCTATAGGCGGCAAAATTAATGAAGATAAACCAGTTGGATTAGTTTCAGTTGGATTTAGAACTACAGAACTTTCATATTTTGACAAAGGATTTATATTCAATGATAAAATGTCAAATACAATTGAGTTTGGTAATAGAACTTTATTAACTACTGTTCAAGATGCATTAAGAGATAATAATATAATGAAAGATGTAAATGAAATAGATACATCTAATGATTACGATGATTTAAAAGCAAAGTCCTATTCTTTAGGATCTGAAAACTTAGCTCAAAGAATAGAGGATATTTGGATAAATAAATCAGAAATGGATTTATATGTAGCAGGAGGAACGTCTATAAACTTAGAATTTGATGAAGAATTTATAAGAGTTAAAGATGCTCAATTAGCTACAGCCAAAGGATTATTTGAAGTTGCAAAAAGAAAATTCTAGGAGGTAGAAAATTTGGCTAAGAAATCAAGTACAATACATGTAGAAGAGTTTGTATGGAAAGAGATAGAGAACATACAAAAAAATCAAAACATAACAAGTCGTAATACAGCTATTGAATATTTAGTAGCTGAATATAGAGGATTAAAAAAACAAGCAGGTAAATTAGAACATATTGTTGATGATAATAAAGGGTGTGTTGAAAAACAAGTTGAAAAAACAATAGATCCATTAGCTAAAAAATTAAATATAATGGAAGATGATATGCCAGATTAGATAAATAAAAAAGTCAGTAGATGCTACTCTACTGACTAAAGACAATATAATTACATAAAAAGAACACATCCAAGATGGATATGCCCTATTACCTCGCAAGTAATAGTATATACCACTTGTATGTGAAATTCAAGGAGGATATACAAATGAACGAATTATTAAATGGATTAATTAAGTTAGAAAAGGAGCATGGAATGCTTGGAACAATAATAGGGATATTAATATTAGTAATTGTTACTATAGCAGCTATAGGAATAATATGTGCTACAACTGTAGCATGGTTAAAGATTACAAACTTTATATTACAATATTTCTTTGGATATACTTTGTAGTGAGGTATGGTACATATGGAACAGTTATATTTTGAAGAAGTCTTAGATAACCTATTTGTATCTAAAACTTGCAAAGAGTGTAAAAATGAGTGCAAAGTGTTATGTTTATCGAAAAACGCTTTAGTGTACTGTAAGAAATATAATAAAATAGACATAGAGTTATAAGAGATTATTATTTAGAATTCAAATTATTAAATCTATAAAGGAGGAATGAACATGAAAGTAAATACTGTAGAACAATTTAAGGTTTTAGAATTCATTAAAGAAAATTTCGAGATAGAATATATTAAGTTAGAATTAATTGATAGAAATTCTATAAAGGTTATAGATGCAAAAGGTGAAAGTTGCATATTCTATTTAGAAAATAACGAAATAAAATGGACTTAGACTAGGTTTATCCTAGTCTTTTTAAGTATATTCCTAGTAGGGAAAATACTTTAGTATATAAAGAAGTGTAGCTACATCATATAGCTACACTTCTTTATATTTATTAACTAACTCATTGAATAGCTTTTTGTCACGTTCAGCTATTTTAGCAAGTACTTCAACAAGTTGACTTACTGTAAGATCATACTGTATCGCTTTTACTTTAAGTGTCTTAACTAGATTGTCTTCTACACTTAGTGTAAGTTTACGCTTATTTGATTCACCCAAATTAATTCACCTACTTAATATATTTAAATTATATTGAGTAGTAATTCTATACGTATAGATAAACTCCTTCACAAACTTAATTTTTATGAGGTGAAATATGTGGCATAAAAGAAATAGTTTTATGCCTATCTAGTATTTTCAATACTTTCACAGGATTATGTCAGTTACTAAAAACTGACTCCACAGAAAAAAGACACTTACCAACAGAAATAAAATACTTATTAACAGTAAAATAGAAGTTATCAACAAAAGTACCTCCTAACATTAGGAGGTACTTAATCACTTTAAAAATATGCTTTTTTTCTTCTTTTCAAGTTCTTTATTTCATTTTCTAATCTTTCACAATGGCAATATATACATAACCCATTATTATTCAAATCATTTACTAATACTTCTCTACCACACTCAATGCACTCGACAATTTCATTTACTTCAGATGATCTAAGTTTTTTATGAATTTTAATGCTACACTTAGGGCATAAATTATCGCTAGTTAATTTATTTTCTGAAAAATAATTGCCACATTTTATACATTCTCTATTTTCTCCTGTAGCACATTTTTTACATATCCCATCTATAGAATTACTTTTATATATTTCAACTCCACATAAATCACATTCTATAATATTATCATTCTCACATAAATGGCAATAACCACCATGTTTTAGTAATTCACTATAAATTCCTTCTCTACCACAGTTAATACATTGACCTAGTAAATGTTCTTCTTTACTACATTCTTTACATAAAAATTTATAATTACTTACTGTATTGGTTTCTAAACAACTTCTTAACTTTTTACACTTTCTACAAAATGTAGTTGTTAATATACTTGAACTATTCATATTTAATCCCCCTAAATTATAATAATATGTTATAATTTAGATGATAATACTTCCATGCCAGGGAACTTATTATCATCTAGAGTCTTTGTAGTTACCGCTACTTGGACTCTTTTATTTTGTTTACTATTAGCTGCAATTATATCTTTCATAGTCTCTTTACTAATAAATAAACCTTGTATTTCTTCCCCAGCGTTATATCCATCGAATATTTTGGCATGACCATTACCTTTTAAATTTTCAAGTCCACTATCAGATCCTGCTATTATTTCAGATCTAATGCTATCTTTAGTTTTTAATCCAAGTGTTGTATTGATATTACATTTTATAGTATTTGGCATAATCTCATGGCTCGGTAATTGTGTGATAAGAAGTAATAACATCCCTGCTCCTCTACCTTGGCTTGCTAATATTTCTATAAATCTCTGATATGCTTTATTTCCCTTGTATGATGATATTTCCTCAACAACTATTAATCTATATGGTATTTTATATTCTTTTTCTCTAAATTCAGTTAAATCATCACAATCATATTTTTCAAGAATTTTATATCGTCTTTCCATTTCGTCAACCTCATTTTCAAGAAAATCTTCTACTCCATCTATTCCAGTCATGTAATTTACAGTATGTTTAGCATTTTTGAAGTCTTTTAAATCTACTCTTTTTGTGTTAATTATTGAAAACTCAACATCCCTTTTAGATTTGCTATTGACTAAATGACTTAGTATTACCCTTAGCATTACGGACTTACCGCCACCTGATGATCCTGCGATATAGCAATGTGCATTTGTAGATGCAGTAAAGTCCCATAATACTAATTTAGTAGTTTCTAAGCTATAACCGATAGGGATTTTAAAATCATTTCTTTTATGCTCAATAGGGTCATATACACATGTTGGTTTCTTTAATATAACTTTTATATATATTTTATTTTTATCTCTACTAAATCTTAAATCAGATTCATCTACATTTAAAAAGCAACTTATTTCTTCTGAATGTTCTTTAAATGCATTTAATTTTATTCCGACAGGAGTTTTAAAGGTATATGTTTTTATATACTCACTTGATGATGTGTTATCTAATTTCGGAAACTCTTTAGACTTATTACATATATCAATTTCTTTAAATAATTTATCAAAATCATGAGTATTTAATCCTAATGCATTTTTACTATGTTTAAATAGTATTTTACAACTTTTAACTAGGCAATCAGCTAATGTTTCAAATACATTCTCACTCACAATAACAACCCCCTCATATTATATTTTTTATATTACGCATAGTAGTATCATCATATAAAACTTTAATACCTCGTAATTCTATTCGCTGTGGCATATCAGTAATAACTAAAAGCCTTGGAATAGAGTCCCAATTTACATTACTATCCAAAATTATATTTTTAAAATTTTTATATTTTAATACACAATCTTCAACTTTATTAGATAATTGAACTTCTAATACGAGATGTTTTACTTTTCCTTCTGGATCTTTATATTTTATATAAGCATCAGATATTATCGGGCCTAAAACAAATGACTTTTTAAACTCTAAAATTTCAAAATTATTTTTAAGCATATTTACTACTAATGATGTGATATACAAGTCGTGATTAATAATTCTTTTACTTGGCTTTTTATCAGCGTAATATATAAATGTATTCCCATCATATTTCATTCGGTTAATATATTCATCATCGCTTAATTTTTTCAACCTCCTCATACATATATTTTGATGAACATCAGGAAAGAATAATTCTTTTACATGTCCTCTATTGCATATTTCCACCATATTGATAAAATCAATTACATTTTTATCTCTAGTTTGCATAATAATCAACCCCTTAATTAACCTGTTATATTACTATGTATATGCTTATATGCATAAATATGTGACTATTATTTTTAAAAATCAACTAGGTTGATTTAGAATATTACTAAGTTTAAAGTATGTAATTTAAAGAGTTTAAAATAGCAAATCGAGCGGATGCGAGATGTTGATATTTTAAGTATGCATGAATATTTAAAATAAATGTGGTAATACTTATTAGTAATAACGAAGGGACGGTGTATAATATGGGTTGGTTCGATGATAAAAAAGATGATGATAGAAGTCATCAAGATAACTGTAAATGGAGTGAAGTAGATCATCAAGAATGGGATAATAAAAATTACCAATATTGTAGATTCTGTGAAGGTAGCAGACCTTTTAAATATGATAGATGTATAGTTTGTCATAATAATTAGAGGCATTTTTATGAATTTAGGATATGGATTATTAATAGGGCCAACTATATTATTTATCGGAGGGATAGTTTGGTGTTATTTAGTTATAAATGATTACATATAAAAAAGAACTAGAGTTTTAACCTCTAGTCTATAATTCCTTTTTCTATTAAAAACTCTTTATGTAGTTTCTCTTCTGCTTCTTTTCTAGCTTCTATTGCTTTTTCTTTTGTTTCATGCCAACCTAATCGGTAGCATTTATTCTTAAAATATATTTGTGCTACCCATTTTTTGTTATGTGTATCATAAAATACACCTGTTACACCACTTGTATTATGTTTAAATAATTTGTCTCTTTTTATCGCAGAAACATTTACACCTTCTATAATATTCTTCTCTAAATTAGCTTTCATCATTTTAATTGCTTTTTCTTTTCCTTGCTCTTTAAATAAGCAACCACAGCTTTTAGCTTTCTTTAAATCAGCTGTAGACTTTTCAACTATATTCCCACAGTCGCATAGGCACTTCCAAATTACTCGCCCTCTTTTAGCTCTTTTATCTGTTTTTTCAATTACAGTTAATCTGCCTATTTTTTTATTTAATAAATCTACATACTGATTGCACCCACAACTTGTAGATTTACCACTTTTTATAGCGTCGGATCTTATCCATTTAGTATTTCCACATTCACACTCACATAAGCAGTAAGTTTTATTTTTTTCACGCTTAACATCTATAACTGTAAGCATCCAAAATTTTTTACCAATTAAATCCTGTATTTTTGCCATATTTGTATCACTACCTTTTTCTAGGCTTTATACTAATTTCGCTTAGTTTATCTTCATCAAACATCCAAGTTGTTCCTATTTTTGTACATTGAACATGCTCTTTGATAGTTCCTCTTCTAATTGCCTCTCTAAGAGTAGATTCTGAAAGTCCTAACCTCTTAGCCACTTCTTGTGAGCTAATCAATCCTTTAAATTTATTATTCTCATATATAACTCCATCAATAGGATTGTATATAATAGAATTGTCATCTATTTCAATATAACTTTCATCTTCTGTCTTAATTACTCTTCCTTGTACACTTAGTTCTTCTGTCAAATCTATTATGCAATCTCCTTCTTTACAGTCAGTATTTGCATTTAATAATAATTGTTCTTGTTGTTCTTCTGTTAACTGCTTCCATTTCTTACCTAATATATTTTTCATTTATTATGCCCTCCAAGTTAATAAAATCAGGGATTTATTTCAATCCCTGACTTATTGAAATTAAAAGTTAAATATTTTATTTTCAATATCTTCTTTATCTACCTCATAAAACTTACCTGATAAAGTTTCTATACAAAAGATTGAGTTGATATCATCTTTACCATCACTTTCAAGTAGTTCCATAAATTCTACACTGTCTACTTCTTCAAATTTCCAATGTACCCCATACTCCATATTACCTCTGCTTATTTCTTGTCTTGCATTTACTAAATCACTTAAACTTCCTGGAACTAAATTTCTTACATAATAATTTTTTACAGTTGCTTTTCTAGCCATATTACCATACCACCTTTTCTAATTTTTTATTTGATATTTTTTAACTTCTTATCTTAATTATATTGTATGACGTTTGCGTCATAAAATCAAGTGATATTTAAAAATAATAAAAAGAAAGTTTCGACAAATAATTTATGGCATAAAAAAATAACTAGAGCTATATGCTCTAGTTATTACGGTTGATTTTGCAATTTGGTTATCAGTTACCACCTGTAGTAGCTAAAGAATCCCTTATGTGTTCTACTACTAACACGACGAGTTGTTGTTTATATTATAACATATGATTAGAAAACAATTCCAGGATCTTCATATATACTAATGTAGTTTGTTATAATATCATTTATTAGATAATTAACACTTCTATCTTGTTTCTTTGCAATATCTCTTAATATATTTAATTTTTCCTCTTCTATTCTTAATGAAGTAGTTTTATAAGTTTTCAATCCTTGTAAGTCCGGATACATGAGATCACCTCCTATGACAATATATTTATATATAATATACTGTTTGGTGATATATATAACTTGTACTATGTTTTATGATATTTAACCAAGATTTTGTATTTAAGTGTTCTTCTCCAACTATTTCCCTAAAACATATTAACTATAATAAAATTAAGTATTTTCAATACATTACATTAATCATAAAATCAAGAAATATATGTAATACCTTATTAATTTATTGCATAAAAAAAGAAGGGACATTAAGTCCCCTCTCATTTATATTATTCTTTATTTACTTTCTAAATGCAGCTATAAATCCACCATCATATCCTTTTTTAGATAAATCATTTATTCTTTGCTCTGCTAATTTCTTATCTTTAAATGATCCTGCTATTACTCTGTACCAAGTCATTTCATCTTTTACAAATGCATCTAAGAACACACCATCAAATCCCGATTTTTCTAATTTTGATTTTCTATCAAGTGCATTAGTTTTATTATTAAAGCTTCCTGAAATAGCTCTATAGTATACTTCTTCATTAGGTACTGGTATAGGAGCAGGTACTGATACAGATATAGTTTTATTTAATACACCTTCAACTATAGCTTTAGCTATTCTCTTATAATTATATAAGTCTATATCATCTTTATCATCAACAAAGCAACATTCAACTAATAATGCTTGTGCTTTAGTTTTACTTAACACTCCTAAATCATTTCTTACCTTCACTCCTCGATTTTTATATCCTAGACCTTCTATTTTCGAGCATATTCTTTTAGCTGTATCATACTTAGTTCCAGATGTATTATAAACTAATACCTCTACTCCTGTACTTTTGCCATTTCCAGTCTTATCATTTGCTCCTGAGTTAAAATGAATCGATATATGTAAGTCTATATCTGAATAAGAGTTCATTTTTGATACTTGTTTATTTACTATATCTGATACACTTGTACCATTTTCAACTGTACAGTCATATACTGTATGACCTTCTTCTTTTAGTAATCTTATGACTTCATTTTTAACATTTCTATTTTCTGTTGATTCCTTTATTAATCCTATAGCTCCACAAGCTACCTTATTATCTGGATTATGTCCTGCATGTACTGTAAATCTCATATTATCTTACCTCCCTATTTAATACATTTAAGCTATCATTTACACCTTTTGTTGTAGGATCTAGTATTGCATTATATACACTTATAGAAACTAATCCTAATACATATGGATTAGATAAAGCACCTAGGAATAAATCCCCAAGTGATTTCCATGTAGTTAAGTCTTGTACTGTAAGCCCTGCATAAGCTAATATTGGAACTAACACACTCATCCCTAATTGGGCTACAAACAAAGGGTTCTTAAATCTTAATTTCCAATTTATTTTCATAACACTACCTCCTAAATTTTTATAATAAAAGAGCAACAACTGCACTTATTAAAGATCCAGCTATTGCTCTCCATAACCATGTATTAGAATTTTCTAAATCAGATATTCTATTATTTGCTACCTTAATTTTTTCTTCTAATATTTCATTTTTTAACTCATTATTTTTACTCATATTTTCCAAGAGAACTTCAATTTTAATTAGACGTTCTCTTACTTCTTGTAAAGTATCATCAACCATATTTCACTCCTTTTATTTAAAAAGACTAGATGAAGAATATCATCTAGTCTTTACAATTAAAGCGTCATGCTCTGTTTATATTCATATTTAACACTATCCATATTTGCTTCTGTGTACTTTTCCGTGGTTACAACACTAGAGTGACCTAGTAACTTTTGTACTGTTACTATGCTAGCACCATTTTGTAGTGTTAGAGTAGCCATGCTATGTCTGAATAGATGGGGGAATACTGACTTATCAAAATTAGCTCTTTCTGCTATTTTATTAATAATTTTTTGTATTCCTCTATTACCAACACGAGCATAGGGTTTTTTACATGTCACAAATAATGCTACATCAAGTCCTGGCCTTTCCTTTAGATAGTTTTCTATATGGACCTTAGTTTTATCATTAAAGTACACTATTCTTTCTTTATTACCTTTTCCAATCACTCTTATACTATTATCATGAAAGTTTAAATCTTCTACATTAATGCCTACTAATTCAGATAATCTGCATCCAGTTGAAAATAGTAGTTCCATTAATGCTCTTTCTCTAGTATCTTTACACGCTAAACGTAATCTTTCTATATCCTCTACTGTAAGAGCATTTCTAAGGCGTTTAGGCAGTTTTACTTGATGTAATTTACGACTTGGGTCTTTGTCTATTATTTCTTCATCTACCATCCACCTGAAAAAACTTTGTAAATAACATACCTTTGTATTAGCAGTAGAAGGTTTTACACCTTCACATTCTTTAAATAAAAACATTCTTAAATCATTTAAAGTTATATCACGTACTTGCTTATGAGTATGCTCTGATAACCTTCTTAAGAAATAAAAATAATTTTGTAAAGTTAAATCAGATAAACCTTCTAGTTTTTTAGCTTGTAAATACATCGTAATCTTTTCTGGTATATCAGATATTGTTAGAGATGTTTCATTTTTTATCACAGTATAATCTTGTAATAATTCAACTAAGATCCTCTCTACTGATTGCTGATTTTCGAAATTAATATTAATATTTTCAGCAAGTTTTATTAATATATTTCTTTTGAATTCTTCATTGTAGTTCATAAAAAATACTCCTTATATCTTTTATGATACAAAGAGTATTTCTAAATTATAACTACTATGATGTTTTATGTATTACTTCACAATATAAATCTTTTATGAATTTACTTGTAAATTTTTACATCATATTGGTTATTTGTCGCATCTATTGAAGTCGATATGTCGTTACAATTTAGTAATGTAATATTAAAAGCATTAGTTAATGAAGTCGAACTAAATTCATTTGTTACAAGCAAACTACCACCAATATAAGATGAATTTATATTAACTTTTATTTCTGTTAATCTAGTATTACAATTACCAAATCTTACAATTGCATTTGGATTGCTTTCATTTTTTACAAATATGCAATTCTTTATATTTATTCTTGAACTATCCTCTATTTCCATTGATGAATTATTGTTGTGATAAGAAAAAGTATTTCCATATTTTGGGTGTTGACTTTCAAAGTAACAGTTTTCATATTCTATAAACATACTTTTGTGAAGCCCACCACCGACACATTGGTGCATAGTTGCTACACTATCATCACTTGCATGGTGAACGCATTTTAAATTTTTAAATCTCTTAATAGCACCGGTAAATCTCTCATCACTTCCAGTTTCATCATGTATGCAGTATCTACCATTTTTACAATAAATTTCTACATTATCTATTGTGCAAGTCCCTCTAGTATTAATAGTTGAAAATATTCTACTTGCATATTTATTAGTATGTTGTTCTAAAGGAGTGTAAATAAGTTTTACTTTACCAATTCCTATGATATTAGTATTCGGAGGAATCCAATCAACTATGTTAGACCAATTATCCACATCAGATTGCGTGAAAGACATAGCATAATATGAGCCACCAAGTTCATTGAAAATATCATAACTTCCTTGATGGATATAGATAGTTTTTTCTCTTTCATCATCTTTTAAAAATCTAATACATTCAGTAAAAGTTTCAAAATCTTTGCCTACCCCAATATGCCATTCTAATGGCTTATCAATATCTCTTATAACTTCATTTCCATATTCAATAAAATATTTAGGACATTCTCTACCTTCAACTAACATAACAAATTTTTGACTATTTCTTTTATTTATATATATTGTTGTATCTGTTGTATAAGTTTCAAAAGTAAAAGGCTCATTGACTGTTTGCCCCGTACCAGTTGCGGTTCTTAATACAAACTCTCCTTCAACATATTTACCAAATGCTATTTGATGAGCATATTTTGAAACAGTATAAGATGTATTCGCCTTGACTTGTATTTCAATATAGCTAAAATCATCATGCTCTGTTTTTACTAATTTTTTTACACCGTCAACAATTTGTTGAGATACATAATAACCTTTTATCCATTTACTGTTATCTAATAAATTTATTGATTTTTTTATTTTATTATTAATATTTTCATTTGCTTCTTTTACTTGACTTCTAATTGAAGTTCCTGCGTTTGAATGAATCGTACCATCATAACCAATTCTAACATCTATTAATTCTGCGTCACCCGTTGTAGAGCCTTCCGAAAGCGAAGTAAATGTATCTATTCTTTTTCTTTCTACTTCTAGCTCACTTTTGCTCGCCTTATGTTCCAATTGCGAACTAAGTTCAGCCACTTCTTTATTACTAGTTATCTTTTTAACTCCATTTTCCGCACCTATATATAATTCATGCTCATCTGATATGTAAGCAGGTTCTCCATAAGATAAATTACCTAATTTGCTTTTAGCTCCTCTTTTAAATTTAATAGTATCTATAGCCATTATAATTCGCCTCCATCATATATATTTTTTATTCCTTCATCTCCTAAGTTTCCACCGTCTATAGTTCTTCCATTTATTAATAAGTACATCAATTCATCAAATTCATTTAATCTATCTCCTACTTTTAAAATACTTGTTTTATTAGCCAAAATAGCCTGATTTATATTAGCTTCACCTTCAAATTCAAATAAATTATCAGGATCTGTTAGTTTTACTTTTGTATCAATTAACTTGATATTTTTTATCTTATTATCTAACTCTAAAATATCATTCTTTGTTGCTAAGATAACTGTTGGATCTACTTTAAGAGTAACAGCACTTGTATTAGATACTTCTATTATCATTTTTATTATAAGGTCTTTGATACTACCATCACCTGCGAGAGGCTTATAAGTTTCAGGATATTTACCTATAGCTATTAAATTCCCTTCGTTATCAACTGCAGCTGCTTCTCTAACCATAAACCCACCATCAGTGCCAGGGATTAAAGTTTCTAATACTATCCAATTAGGATTTTCTTCATCAATTCTTATAGAACTAATATTACCTTCCCAAACTTTATTTTTTAACTGTGTTTGATCTTCGCTAGGATTATAGTAAAAGCCATTACCATCACCTATTTGAAATTTAACTAAATCAACTTGATTTCCTAAAACTGTTGCATTTGCTATTTTAGCTTTACCTATTTTAGTTAATATTGTATAGAATTGTTCTGACATTTAAATCACCTCTTTCTTAGGATATAAAGTAATATTTTCAACTCCACCACTGTTACCAATAGCGATATTAAAACTCCCTTTTGATAATAAATCTTTAGGTGACCAAGGTAGTACTGTAACTTCTTCTCCACATATTGTGGTTGAGCCTATATAAGTATTACATTTAGAAACTGTATATATTTCTATTTTTTCTAAATGAGATCTAGTATTTTTAACAGAGTTAATAGATTCTTCAAATTTATCTAAAAGTAAATTTATATTATTCTCAACATCTACTTTTACTTTAAACATAAAAGGCTCACCATCATACTCAAACCATTCAACTAACTTTGAACTACCAAATATATCAGAAAGTAAATGTTCTACACCAAGAGGAGTTCCTTTTAATCTATGTATTCTTTTAGAATCCTTTATTAAGTTTCTTTTTACATGTATAGGAAAATCAACACTATAAAAATCAACATGAAATTGCCATGCTAATTCATCTAGTGTTTTATCGTCTAATTCATCTATTCTACCATATATGAATGCTAGTTTAGATTCTTGCGCTAGCTCTCTAAAAATAGGAGTTAGTACTTTACACATAGCTATAGTTGTAGGATCTTGTTTCATATAACTTGTTTGAAGGTCTAATAAATCAATATTATTTAAATCCATTAATCCAAACCTCCATAATTAACAATTATATTTCTTACTTTACCAACATCTATATTTTGTATATCTGTATGAGTAGGACTAACTAAATCTATTTTTCTAACTGCAGTAAATTTTTTACTAATATCATTAGATAAAACAGAGTATGTTGCTGCATCTTGAATTCTATATCTAAGTTCATCTGGATTAATTGGATTTCCAAGCATAGATTGTTGCCAATTTATATAATCTCGTATTGCCCCATTAGATAAATCAAGGTTATCACCTTCAACCTTTTTTCTATATATAGATTCTTCAGATGAAAAGTTTTTATCTAAGTAATATGTTAGCTCTATATCATACTCAACTTCATTACAAGCACCTACTTCTACTTTATCAGTCAAAGGCCTTCTATCACGTCTTGAACAACTTTCTAAGACTTGCTTTAAAATTTCTTCGCTCGGAGTGATTGCATTTTCTAATAATATAATTATTTTAACTACTCCAGGTGAAGGAGATATAACTTTAGCATCACTAACACTAGGATGAGCTTCTTTAGCAAAAGAAATATAAGCATCATCTGGTCCAGCAGTTGATGCAGTTTCTTGAGATAGCCTACAACGTTCTTTATATCTATCATCAGATTCAATATCTGCTCCACCTGAAGATATTTCAGTATTAACTATAGATTCAACAAATGGTATTAAATCAACTATTAATTTTATTTGCCCTGGAATAAATCCATTATATTGAGGACCTGTATATTGAGCTTCAAGTATTCCTATAGCTTCTAACGTCCCAGCAGATATTACTACATCATGTTTAATATAAAAATATATATTTCCATCAGGTGAAACTCTTGTATTAGCCGGAATTACTACATCCTTTTCTTGAGATTTACTGAGTTTACATTTACATAAACAACTTGATTTTTTAGCTTCTAATCTTTTTGTAAAAAAAATATCTTCTCCAATACTATCAAGCTTTTCATTTCTTGAGTATCTAAGAAGATTTTGTTTAGCAGAATCGTTTATATTATGTTTTAATCCAACTATCAATGGTGTTAGCTGTTGCAAAAATATACGTCTTTCATCTCCAGGGTATAAAGGTTCACCTAATATTTCTTCAAATTCATTGATTATTTTTAAGTTTATTTCTCTTGCATTTGTATCAACAAATTTTAAGTCGTTATTCAATTTCAACCACCACCCTTATATTTATTTCTCCTGTTTCTAGTTGATTTATATATACATTTTCAATTTTTACTCGAGGTTCATATTCTTCTATTAAATCATATGTTTCAGCTATTAATAAGCTCTCTATTTCATTAAAGTTTTTATCTAAGTTACTAGAATCTCTTCCCATAATTCTATCATAGGCAACTTCATACCTTACCGTATTTAATATATTTATTATATTTTGTATTATCCTTTCATGACCTGATGCATTCCAGTTAATACTTGAACTACTTGAGTCAATATTATATATCATTATCCATATAACTCCTTTTCTAAAGCTTCCAACTTAGCATTACTTTTATTTGAACTACTTTTTTTTGAACTACTTTTAGATTTACTAGAACTACTCTTAGTACTTCTTTTTTTAGTTTGTTTTGATGACTTAGATGTACCTGCTTTAGATTTGCTAGAGCTACTCGAACTAGAACTTGTAGATGTTGAGTTATTTTCTTTTTTACCTGCTCTTACATACTCTGAAAATTGTAATTGTAAGGTTGATTTTAAAAATTCACCACCAGGACCTATTTTAGTATCACTAGTATTTACACTAGTAAGTAAAAACTTATATTTAGATAGATTCTTATTACCTATGATTAAATGATGAGGTGTTTTAGCATCTCGTATTTTAAACCAGTCTTGAATCTCATTTCTTACATTTACATTTTTTTGTTTTATTAATAATATATTTAAAGATACTTTATCTAATCCAGGACCTTTTATATAACTAGATGGCTTACTATTATCAACTTCCTGTTCATCTACTTTTAATTCTCCACTCATAGTAAATTCATCAAATGTATATAAATGATTAGCACTAACTTTAAACACTTTGTTTGCAAAACTTCCTATTATTGACATTTAGCAATAATCACCCCATCCGTTTCAGTATAGAATGCTGCTATAACTTTATCACCGATATTTAAAGTATTTATATCTATATGATGCGATAATTCTAGGTTATAAGAAAGGTTAGAATCCATAGAAGGCATTATTATTCTTATATTACTAGAATCGTTTATAGTTGATATAATTCCTCTAATAATCATACTAATCAACCTTTCTAGCATATATATAACTTTTATCATTAACAAAGTCATGCTTTATATTTTCAATAAAATACTTTCCAGAAAAAGCACCTATATTTTCTAATGATATAGTGCTTGATCCTGCTAAGTTAGTGTTTAAATTAATACAAAAACTAGCAGTATTTATATATTTATTTTTATATTTTAATAAATTAAAACCAAACCTATTAGACTCGATAACATCCGAAACTCTAAGGTTTGGTTTAAGTGTACTTGCATTTATTTTATTATCAATACATTCTGTTTTTATATAATCTTTAGCGAAATATTGTATTTCACATTTAGAGAATGTATTTAAATTACTCTTTTTTAGTTTATATTTACCTATAAACTCATCAGGCGTAAAAACTTGAATAGAATTTAAATTTTCAAATGTTTTTTCATTATATATAATTAGTTTATCGTTTGTAATTTTAGCTCTATATCCTTCTAAAATACATCTAGATACTAAGAAAGAAAAATCTGTTTTACTAATTTGATCTAATCTATCATATGTATAATCAACTAAATCATATGTTTCTAAATCTAAGTTAAGTCTATTTGCTATTGTATTTGCTAAATTTAAAAAGTTTATATTTTCTAAAGTAGAAGATTTTAACTCTTTATATTTTCTCTTTAATGGATTAGCCTTTACAATACACTTACCTGCATCGATTTCTACAGTATCTATATACATAATTCCACTTGAAAATCCATTTTTGATAATTTCAATAGATTCATCAGTATCTATATCCCAGATTCTCCAGTCGTTATCTATATCTGATATGCAAATTTGTAAGCTATCATATATATCTCCTGCATTATCATCTATAATAGCGCTTATTATATTAATATCATTAGATATATCTTTATTGTTAATTTTTATAATCAAAAAAATCACCTCTTCCAAGGTGGTAATGATTCATTACTTTGTATATCTATTATAGGTATTTTAAGTAATATTCCTGATTCAAATACTATAACAGAACAAAAATCAGGATTTGCATTAATTATTTCACTAGAATAGTATTCTTCATCATAAAAATCCAAAGCTATACTATCAAATGTATCACCTTGTATAGTTTCATACTCATCATATGCTAAAGATTGGCTCATTTATATTAATCCTTTCGTGATCTTCTTTTATATTATTAACATACTCTTTAAATTCTTCAAATAACTCTCTCATAGCTTCTTTTATTTCATCTTTATTGCTTCCACTAGCATTTATGCTCGGTTGGAAATAATAATTACTTGCAGAAGAATTATTAAGAGTATTTGTTGCTCTATTTTTATTATTTGAATTATCTCTTGCTTTTAAAACACCTAAAGGTTTATGTACAAGAGGTTTATTACTTATATCTATATTTTTAAAAGGTTGTGGTGTTACTTGTTTATTATTAACACCAAGCATTCTACTTGTTTGATTTAATAGTTGAATACTTCTAGGATTATTTTTCTTCAATGGGATAATAACTTCAGGTCCAGCTTCTCCTAATAAGCCATAATGAGGACTACTAATAATTCCACCTCTTGCATATTTCTTAACTTTACCTTTTGATGATTTATCATTACCTCCACCCACATTTGGTATGTTAGGTATATCTATAAATGGTATTTTATTTATAAGATCTATCATTTTATTTAAAGCATTTATAACAGTATTACATGCATCTACACCCCATTGTTTTAGTGTGCTAAAGAAATTTACAACCGAACTTCTTACAGTTTCAGATGTATTCCATAAATATATAAATCCTCCAGCTAACAATGCTACAGCTGCAATAACAAGACCTATAGGTGATGTTAAAAATGCCATTACAGCACCAAATGCACTCATTAAAGTAGTTCCTAGACCGACAACCATATTTAATGCACCTTGTGCTCCTGCTAATAAGAATGTCTTTGCTGCTGATGCACCTTTTACAATAGCATCCCATGTATATAAACCTATGATACCAGCAGTTAGTGCCATATCTTGTATTTTAGCGAATAGTAATGGTATATACTGCGCCTTAGCTAAAGATAGCATACTCGCTAGGCTTGATATAGTAGTGATTGCAGTATTTACAAAACTAATAGCTTTCCAAGTTAAAAAAGCTATTCCTATAAATTTTATAGTATTCATTATTTGAGGACCATTATTTGCAACATATTCACCAAAGTCCATAATTTTAGGCAATGCTTTTTCAACTGCATTACTTGCTGAAGTAGCAAATTTACCTAAACTTTTCTGTATTTCTTCGAATTTACCACTAGCTTGGAGTTCTTGTAATTGCTCACTTAATTGTAATGCTTTATCTTTTATTACATCAAATAAACTTCCATCTATAACTAATCCTTCGTCACTTATACCTGCCATTTGCGATAAGCTTGATTTCCAAACACCAGATATAGTACTCATAACCCCTTTAAAACTTTTAGCCTGGACTTCCATACCACCTTCAAATCGTTCTTTCATAAGACTCATTAATGCAGCATTAAATGCTCTTTGATTAGTTATTTGACCTTTATTATTCACTACTTCAAGGTTTCCTAATTTTTTATTTGCTTGTTTAACTATTTGTTCTTTTGTGATACCAAACTCTTTAAGTCTTTCAAGTTCACCTGTCTGAGCATCTGCTACAGCTTCAACAGCTTGATCCATACTTTTACCCATAGCTGAAGCCATATCACCTATATATGGAAGTACTTTTTGAGCCTCCATCCCATAGCTTTGCAACTTAACAGTACCATCAACTATATCAGCTGTTTCAAATGGTGTTTTATTAGCATAATCTACAGCCCATTTAAAAGTTTCACTAGCTTTTTTGTTATCTTTCATAACAATATTTAAAGTATTTCTATATTGCTCCATAGATGATGCTTGAGATACCATATCAGATGTTCCTTTTATAGCTAAAGCAGTAGTAGCAGCAGCTCCTGCAGTTAAAATAGTTTTACTCATATTACTAGCTTCTCTTGCAGCATTTTTCAATGAGCGACCAAGTCTATTTGCATTGTTTGAGGCTGTTGAAAGACCTCTAGAACTTGAAGATGTTTGATTTAAAGAGCGATTAAGTTTATTTGAATTATTATTTACTTGCTTAAAAGCATTACTACTTTTTGATGCAAATTTAGTAACCGCATCAAAAGCTTTTTGAAGAGATGGATTAAGCTTACCACCAATTATTATATTCGTATTAAAATTTTTCATTGCTCACCTCTATTATTTTGATTTATTTCTAGCTTCTAGTTCATCAGCTAAATCAAAATAATACTCTATTAACTCCTTTATAGGCATTTCTAAACAATCCCTACGAGAGTTAGATGTTTCTAATGTTATTTGAGCTATAGCTTTTCTAATAAATTCAGATGGTGTAAATCCACCTAATTCATGAAAAAACCCCTTATAATGCCTATTGCATTTACATAGTCCTTCATTGAAAGTCTTTGCATATCTGTATAATCTAACCCACTTGCAATTGCAAATAATTGTGCATGTAAAGGTGTATCTATCTCGGGAGCAACAACTACCATTTGTCTTTTTGCTAATTCTTGTATAGCTTTTTCTATAGAAGCACCTGTTAAGTTATCTGTATTATAATCTATATAATTTTTTTCTTCACCATCAATCATTATAGGTTTACTTAACTTCAATCTGTTTGGATACTCAATAACTTCTATTTCTATTACTTCTTTATTTTCACTCATAATAATTTCCTCCTAATTTAAAAGCAGTCCTACATGGACTGCTCTATTTTTATAATAATGAATTTATTGATTTAGTTTGGTCTACTCCATTTACTTTGAATACACCATTTAACTTATCTATTTCTAGTATATTTTTACCATTAGTTACTCTTTTATATGAAAGTACTTCATATTCATAACTTCCATCCTGCCCAGATCCTGGTTCTATTTTACCTTCTCCAATCTTTTTAGGAACACATTTTATAAATGCTTTATGACCTACAACATCTGATGATGCATTAGATGTATTTATTGCATCAGTTACCCATCTTATTTCTATATCTCTAGCAGACATAAGTAATGCTAAATCCTCAGGTATATTTGATACTCTTGTTGATATTGATAAACTCATACTTCCGACTTGATATAATGAAGGTAAATCTATTTCTCCTACTATTCCAGCACCTTTTATTGAATCTGTTAAAAACTCTATTTCAGGTAATTCTACACTAACTGTATCTCCTACTTTTTTACTAGCTACATATACTGAATAATTTATTACTTTATTTCCTATTTTCATTATTACTCACCACCCATCATATCTTTTATCCCTTGTGAGCTATATTGTATTTTTTGAGTTAATGACTTCGCAGGTATTGTAGCTGTAGTAACTGTATCAAATACAAAATTCCCTTGCATTAAATCTGATACTGTATTATTAGAACTTCTAAATGAAATACTTCCAAATAATAACTTGCCTTCACTCACAAGAGCATTTAACCTTATTTGTTCAGTATTAATTAATGCATCTATATCATTCCTAGTCATAGGGGAATCAATTTTATCTGCATTTCTCTTTTTAAAATCATTATTTAGGTATATATCCATACGTCTATTTACATCAAACATTTCTTCAGGTTTATTTGTTTCTCCATGCTCAAAGTTACTCATATGAGGTCCCCATAAAACCCACTTCCCACCATAAAATAAGGCTGAAGTTATTCCTTTTGAATTTAACTTGTTTGCAATTTCTATAGTTAATTTAACTGGTTCACCTGTATCAGTTACTAATCCTGTAATATCTATAGCTTTATTCGAAGGAGTCTCACAAGGTACCCCTCCATTTTTCACATCTGTTTGCTGGGTTCTAACTATAGCTAAAATAGACATAAACACATTTTTTCCTTGCATTTTACCCATTGGCCAGCATAATTTTTCATCTATTGAAGATAAACCTTTTTCAGATTTTTTCTCTAATGCTTGATTATAATTACTAATCGAAGGATCTAAGTCTGTATATACTATACTATCCCATTGACCACCTATATTTTTAGATAGTTCTAATAATTTATTTCTAACGGCAATTTCTTTACCATGTCCAGGAACACATAATATATTTGGGGATATACTTAAATCTTCATATATAGTCTGAATACAATATAACCCTTTTCTCTCTCCTGTATTAGAATCATAACTACCTATTATATCTTGAGGTGTTATATTTATATTAACCTTACTATAATTTAAAGTTACACTTGATTCCACATCAGTTAAAAATGTAATTATTATATTACCAGTTATAGAGTCTATATCTGTTTTATAATCAGTACCTAATATCTTATCCTCTATATTTATAGTACTTACTATTACATCTGCTCCTAATACTATCTTTTTATTAAGTACTGGAGTTTCAGTAGCTTCAACTTCTAATTTATTTAAATTAGGATCTAATACATTTATTAATATAATAGGACCCAATGGCTGCACTTTATTTTTAAAGTGAGCAAATATAGATGCAGATAATGTAAACTTATTAAAATCATCATTATCGCTATATCCTAACTCAATTTGAGCATCGTCTAAACTTGATATTAATATAGGTTTATTAACTTTATTTGCACTATCTAATACTCTATGAACTGGAGCAACACCAATGTAAACTGGTATTGTATTTGATGTAGTTACTATCTGCTCATTTGAAGGTATATATTCACCATATATACCATGTTTATATGTACTCATGCTTTTCCTCCTATAAAAATTCATTTAATGATTGAGCTATAGGTAATAAATTTGTTCTTACCGCAAATGTCATATATCCAGCATAATATGGATATATTTGCTCATCATAAAAGCCCCACTCAATAGGTTTTTCAACTATAATTCCTATTTTAGAAGGACTTTCATTCAATATTAATCTTATTTTAGTTATTAAATTTAATATATCTGTATATCCTTTGTAGTTTGGTATTGTATTACCTTCAGAAGTAAATCCTGGGTCATACGTTTGGATATTTAATCTTACATTTAAACTTACATCCTCACCATCATCTTTGCCTTTATCATGACAAATTACAATACCTGGTATATCATAATCATATTCATGAAGACAATTTTTAGGTGGAACCCAACAGCTATAAATTGCTGGATTTACTAATTCATATTTATCATCGTTATTATTTTTCTCTAATTTAATATCTTTTAAATTATCTTTTAATAACTTTTTTATCGCATCTAAAACTTCTATATCCGTTGTCATAGTTTATTTAACCTCCATTCAATCTCATGGTTAATTCTCTCCTGTAATTTTTCTCCAGATAATCTTTGTATTTTTTCAATAACTTCATCATTAGAAATCATTTGAGGCACAGATAATGTCCTTAAAAGCCTTACAGGAGTTCTTGACTTACCTTCTCTCATCCAAATATGAGTTCCTCCATTCATTGTTTGAACAAAGGCAGAAGGAGAAGTTTTTACAACCTTATATCCTTCTTGTTTCTTTATTTTCACCTTAACTTTTTTATTTTTAGGCTTAAATTGTTTTGGATTATGAGGAAATTTAGTTAAAGATATAGTTTTTCCTCTCGATTGTATTGATGCATTTAAACTACTTTTACTAGCTCTTTTCTTTCTTAAAGTAGCATTAACTTCCTTTTGCTTTATAGAATACATATTAGTTACTTCTTTTTTGGTTAACGTTACAGTGTAATTTAAAGTTCTATTCAATGCTGATGCAGTAGCTCCAGGGATTTGTTTTGGAAATCCCTGTAATTTTATAGCTATTTGTTTTATTTCTTTATCGTTGATAAATGTATTATTAGCCATTAGCTTACTGCTCCTTTCAAGATAATTTCATAAATACCTACATCAACTCTTACATCAAATATCAAATATTTTCGTCTATTAAATGTTATAACTTGATCTACTTCTGGAGAATTTATAAAATCATCAACTTTTGCAAAAAATAATATATCACCTACATGTATTCCATCATATTCTTTTTTACTTCTATCTTTTAACCTATCATAGTCAATTATAATATTCATAGGAATACCATTTATGTATATTTTTTCTGAAATTTCATCAAAAAAAATAGATAAATCCTCTTTGAATGTATCTAATAAATTATTCATTATCCTATTTTTACTATAGCCGTTGTAGTACCTGATACTTTAGGTTCAACAGCTATACCTGCAACAACATCTCCTATAGTTGTTGTTATATTATTTGACTCATTAAAATAAACAGTATCTCCTATATTTATAGTTTCAGTTGATTCTGCTTGTATTTCATATACTCCAACTATGCTCAAAGTTCCAACTTCATTTGGATTTATATTTGATGCTGCAACACCTATTCTTTTGCTTATTTTAACTACATCACCATATGCGATTACTTCCTCTGTATTATTATGCATTTGTACTGTAGTACCTTTTCTTATATATTTAGCCATATATCACTACCTCCTATTTACCTGCATTTTTATATAAACCTCTGTAATCTATTGCTGTAACGCCATAATCCATGTACATCCTCCACTTCATACCTAGATTATCAAAAGGTATATTACTTTCTAATGTTGGTGTTTCTGAACCATTTAGGTATGTTACTTCTATTGTATCGCAATCATACGGGCTAGCTGCTAAATACCAAGCATCTTCACTATAAACATCAAGTTCAGGGTCTACTATTAACTTTAATTTATTATTAAATGGATTTACTATATTAGAGTTATTGTAAGCAGGATCTGATATAGAATGTAAAAATTGTGCTGCTTGAGTTTCTAAAGCTGCTGGAACTATTAAATATTGAGGTGATATATTTAATATCTCATTTCCTCTTAAATTCTTTTGTGTTCTCATTGCTCTTCTAGCTTCACCTATTGTTTCTACACTTATACCACCAACAGTTTTTGCTAAGTTAGCATGCTTATTATCAAATAACGCTACATTATCATATATCTTAGGATTTCCACCTAACATTCTATATACTAATTTATTTATACCTCTTTCAGCAGCTCTTACATATGCTTGAGGTAATTTAGTTATTATTGATATATCATCGTTTATAAGTGCTTGTCTTGATATACTGAAAGACCTTCCATATGTTAAAAGACTTGTCTTAACCCCTTCATCTTTCATTTCATCATGTTCAAACTCACCATTTTCTGTTATTAATTTTAAGTCTCCAGCTTCACTTATTTGATATTTTGTAGTAGCTTTAAAATCTGGATTACTTCCTTTGCTTACCCATTCTTTATATGTTGATGGTTGAGCATTATAAGCAGTTTTCATACTCTTATTGACAGTATTATCTAATATAGATGCAAAATTACTTCCTGGAGTTAATGCTTCTCTAAATAATTTTTCATTGTCATATCTTGATGCATCCAATATCCCTTGATGTCTTAAACATTCTACAGCTACATCTCTAAGCCTTAAGCCTCTTAAATCTGTTGCTCCTGGTGCAGATTTCTCAACTTGCATTCCTGCTCTAAGTAATATAGAATCAGATACCGCATCTCTAAATTTATCATTTTCATCTCCAGTAACTTGTACATTGGCTGGCACTGGAGCATTTTTACTTCTTAATTGTTCTAATATATGATTTTTAACATCATCTACAGTAGAACCATCCTCTATAAATCTTTGTCCATCTATATCAAATTTTCTACATAATAAATTTATTTCAGATGCTCTTTGCCTCTCTAACTCTAATATTTGTCTTTCATTCGTTGAGTTACTGTTAGTATTTGTATCCATACTTCTTTCACCTTCTCCTTCTGTATTTATATTTTCATTTTGTGAATTTTCATCAGAATTAGTATTATTACTTCTATTATTCTCAGAATATTTTTGAGATTCTTCTGATTCATCATCATCTAAACCTCTTCCAACACCAACATTTTCATCAGCTGGAACTGAAACTATAGAAATCTCATTAGGAGTCCATCTAGTTGCTATATCGCAAGGTCCAATAAATCTGCCATTGCTAGATACTTTTCCAATTGCAACTTCTTCCCAAGCATCAACAGAATAACCTACAGAAACCCCTCTAAGAGTTTCATTTTTTACTTTTTGGAATATCCTTTCAGATTCTTCATCTTCATCAAATCTGACTACAGCTCTTCCTTTTTTTTCAGCTTCATCTATCCATGCTCTTTCCACTTTTCCTAATACTGAATTTTTATTATGATTAAATAGTAGTACACCTATCTCATTTAATCTTGTTAAATCAACAGCTGATATATCATGGCTTAATATTTCATTACCAAACCACCTTGTCACTGGTTTTTCTGAACTAAATGAAAGTTCTATACTTCTCTCATCTTCATTTATTTGATTTATCTCTGCTGATATTGACCTAGTATTACTATTCTTGGTTTTGAACTTCATCTTCGGCATTTTCTAAATCACTTCCTGTCAATTCTTTTTGATATTTTAACTCTCTAGCTCTTTGTTCTAAAACATCTCGCCAATCTTCTCCTCTTTCGGCACAAACTCTTGCAAGTGTATCTATATTAGAATCTATAGCTGCTTGATTAGCTTTAACTTCCTTAAGAGGATCTATCCAACCCCAACCTGAAGAAATCCAGATATGTTTTAAATATCTCATCTTATCTCTATAGAAATCTTTTATTTTTATAGAGTTACTTAAAATTGCTGCATTTAAAAATTCCTCATAAACTTCATTTAAAAAATGGTCTATAAGGAAATCTTGAACTTCTCTATATGATTTTTGATCTTCTAATAATCCTTGTCTAGCACTTGAATAATTAACTTGAGACATATCTCTACTTATAGATTCATAACTTAGTCCTTGACCTGCTCCTATAAGCCTTAATTGAGACATTATAAAATCTTTAGCACTAGAACTTGAACTAGATGGATTAACAGCCTTTACATCTTCACCAGGTTGTAATTCCATTATCATTCCTGGCGTTAAAGTTAGTTGTTCATATCCACTTTTACCATCTTTAGTTCCTGAACCTCTACCTAATCCATTTCCACCACCACCTAATTTGGTTATAAATGCACTTAGGCATGCAGTTACTCTTTCTTTAACAGATACTGCTTCTACAAATTCATTTACATCTCTAACTCTTCCCATAGTACGAGCCATTTGAGATACTTCTCTAACTTGAGAAGGTCTTATTTTTTTATATAAATACAGTACTCTATCTGCTTCAATTCTAGTTGTTTTACCTGTATAATAACCATCTGGAGTATATTCTTTAAAGTGATATGCAATTGGCTTATTATATTCATCCAACTCTATACCACCGATTATTCGATTATTACTATCTTCACTTCTCCAATTTAAATTTATGTCTAAATCATCAATTTCTCTAGCCTGCAATTTAAACGGTACTATTCCATCTTCAGTATAATTTTTTATAAATATAATAGCCCCATCAACTCTAATTCTTCTTACTGCCATTGTACAAAGTTCTTTAAAACTTTGTTGGCCTGTTATATCACAATTTTTAGGTTTTTCCCATTCTCTAAATAATTCTTCTATTTCCTTATTTAAAGAATCTAGTTCATTTCCATCTTTATCTAGAATTTTAGCTTGCAATTTAAACCCTCTACCTACTACATTTCTTTCATATGCATTGATTATTGATTCAGCTATATCAGAATTTCTTTCTAAATCTCTTGCTCTAGCCCTTATTATATCTCTTTGCATTGAATCTGTTTGCTCTGCGGTAGAGTTAGCTACATTCCAACCTGAATTTCTTCTACTATTACTTCCTGAATCATAGGATCTTTGAGCTGCTTCTCTGTATGATATTCTTTCATAACCTTTTTTAGGATTAATATATAAAATAGCTTTATCTAAGAAATTCATTATCTAGTATCAAACATAGCAACTACTGTATTGCTTCTTTCCTTTGCATTTATTTCTGATATCATAGTTCTTCTTTCATCATAAAGAGTTTTTAAATCAGCTCTTTTTATTCTTCGTGTTCCTATTTGATATTCTTGTGCACCATTTTCTATAGCTTCAATAGCTTTATTTATCGAATTTAGTCTATCATACATTAAATCCACCTATCTTTCTTCTCTATCCAATCATTATTAATAGATTTTTTATCTACTTCCTCATATACTTTTGTAGCTTGATAAGACTCAATTTCTTTAAGATATCTAACATTTAATAAATCTGCTGCTGTGCATGCATAAACTTCACAGTCTAAATAATGGTTATCTGCATGAGCTGTCTTAGTCTTCCAAACTTCAATTTCTCGGCCACCTTTTTTTACTTTCACTTTATGCTCACTAGTTATTTGCTTAGCATAATCTTCATCACAACAGTTATATACCATAAAACTTCCATTACCATTAGCTCTTTTAAGTCTGGTTGTTATAGTTTCTTTATATTGACTAGTATTTACTAGTACTAACCTCATTCCATTTGCTTTAGATCCTATTTTATCTATAGTACTTAACTTATACCTACTATACATTTGATTACTCGAACCTTTAACCGGAACTACCCAATCACTATTTAAGTAGCAAAAGTCATATACTTCTTCTGTTCTATCTCCAGAGTCTATACAACATAAATTAACTTGAAATTCTTCTCCAAATTTATTTTTATATGTAGCATTCATAATTTCCTCTATATCTTCAAATGTTGATACACTACCATGAGTTATGTTCCAACTTGTATAGTTAGCACCCCATGCACGTATTGTATAGTATAACTTTGATTTTTGAACGTCTACACCTGCAGTTAATATTTGAGCATCATTTGGTATTACAAATTCCTCGTATTCACTTTCTCTTTCTTTTACAACATCTGAGTTAAGTTTTAATTGAGTTTCCTCCCAAGGCTCTGCTAACCATGAGTTGACAAAGTTTTGCAACATATCAGGATAATCTTTTGACTTTAAAAACTCGTATGCTACATCACCAAACCTTACCCAAGGTGAGTAAATAGTATTTAAGTGAAATGCTAACTTTTTTCTACTTGAGCTTTTATTTTCAGCTTTCCATTTACCATTTCTAAGCATATTCATTTTATGTCCATCATTTATTTTACCTTTGCATTTTTCACACTCATAATATGCTACATTTATAGCTTCAGTTGCATCTATATCTTTAGGCCATTTAATTTGTTTGAATTTAAATTGTTGATATGTTGCGCAGTGAGGACATGGTACATAATAATATCTTTTTTCATCTGCTCCTTCAAATGACTTCCATACATTCCCATCCCTTACGGTTGGAGTTGATGTAAGAAATATCTTTTTATTATATGCAAATGTCTTTGTTCTTTCTCTAGCTAATGAAATTGGGTCTGATTCTTTTCCTGAATTTGGAGGGTATTTATCTACCTCGTCTAGAAATAAATATCTTATTGGTCTAGATGCTAAAGATGCTGGAGAGTTAGCTCCTGATAATACAACATACATTCCATTAAATTGTAATTCTAAATCTTTAGAATCTCTTATTTGATATCTTTCTTTTAACTTAGGTGATATTTCTACCATTGTTTGTATTCTATTTTTACTAGCATATTCTGCAAGGTCCAATGTTGGATAAACAACAAGAGCAGGAGCAGGATCTTGTGCTATTACATATGCAAGCATATTATTCATAGCTTCAGTTCCTCCTACTTGAGTCGGTTTGCAAAATATAATTTCTTCAACTTCATTATCATTGAATGCATTCATAACACCTTCAAGATATGGTGTAGTGCTAGTTCTCCAAGGACCAGGAGCAGCAGAAGTTTTTGAGTCTAATATTCTATGTTTATCTGAAAATTGGCTGACAGTTAAATTTTCAGGTGGCTTTAAAGTTTTAAGACATTTAGAAAGCCATTTTGACCATTCAACCTTTTCGTGATTTTGTTTTTGGTGGCTCATAAACTCCATTTATACACATTTGGCTTAATGCATCCTCTATAACATCTTTTATTTGGCTTTCTGCTTTTCTAGCTGTAGTTTGGTCTACATATAAACCTATATCTGTTGCAAGTTTTCCACTTAGACCCATTAGACTTCTTTTTAGAACAATAAAAAAGCGGTTAAGTTCATTAATAACTTCTTCCCGCTTTAAATATTCACCTTTAGCTATTGAGTTTTTTAAATCCATGTTTTCAGCTTGAGCTTCTTTATATTTCATTTCAAAATATAATTTCTTTTCTTTGAAACTCATATCTTTAGAATCATTAACAGATTTTAGGTTTCCTGAACTAACCATGCCTTTCCATTTTAAAACCTCTGCCAAATCCCACCACCCTCGGCTGTGCTTAGGGCAACCTTCATCTGCCCACTTTTTTATGGCCATTCTTGATACACAAAGTAATGCACAAAGTGCTTCAGTATTTATGATTAACTTTCCGCCTTCATCCTTGTATTTAACAGCCATACAGCCACCTCCTCATAATATTTTTCAACCTAATTTTTGTAAACTTGTAAACCAAATTTTTTTTATTTTAGTAAGCCTTACTTTGGGGTTAGCTATACC